TCAAAGCTAAGTAAGCATCTGTTCCATATTTTTCTACAAACTTTTGCACAATGCTGTCATCCTCTGTTTCTCCCATAATAAAAGCTTTTGCTTCTTTTATTAGTGGGTCAATAGAAGTTTCTCCACCTTCGTTCATCCCTTGATATTCACCATAGTTAGGAACAAAAGCACCGCTTGCATCAGGTATATTAAATGGATTTTGCACTCCTAAACCTGTTGTAATTTGGTCAAGAAGAGAAGGAGAAGAAGGTACTTCATTAGTTAAATTTTCTGCGGTCATCAAAGCAGGAGGTGCGGCTGGAGCTTGCACAGCTTCTTTTTGTATTAAAGCTGGAGGTGCTACGCCTGTATATTTTTGATAAGGGTCAATAACATTTTGCGTAGGAACTCCTTGGCTTTCAACACCAAAACCACCTCTACTTACATTGTCATAAATGTTATTAGGCATATTAGGATTTATTGTTTGAAATTCAGGTGCAGCACTACCCATAACAGTAGTAGCTGGAGGATTTAAAGTTGCTGGGTCAAAGTATAAAACCTCTGGATTTAGTCCGGGCATATAATCTCTATTCACAGCATAGGGTCTTTTCTGCCTTGAGATTACCTGTGGCTTTGTGTTGCCTCCTGTATTAAATTGAGTAAGTCCTCCTGTTGCCGAATACAATAAAGGCTCTGGTCTCATCATAGCTTCATATTCTCTTTCTAATAAATCTTGCCTATTACCCTCTGCTAAGTCTTGTTCATATTGCTCTTGTGCTTCCATCATTCCTAGAGAAGTACCACCTATACCAATAGGTAAATAAGCTGCTGGTTGAGCAGCACCTGCAGCTATGTTGTCAAATACAGAAGTAAATTTACCAAAACCTTCCGAACCTGATAAAGGAGTAAAAGCATCTTTAGCAGATGTTAGTAAATTAGTAGGTGCATTTTTTAATGCTTCTTGTGTAATTGCTTCTCCTGCTGCTTGTGAAGCTTCAGCAATTCCAGCTTTTGTAGTCGCTGATAAAGCCTCTTTACCTACTTCTTGTGCTAAAGCTTCTGTACCAGCAGAGCCTAATTCTTCTAATGCACTTCCTAAAGCTTGTTCAGTAAATTGTTCTGTACCAGCTTTGGCAGCAGCTTTAGCTGTTTCTTCTGCAGCAACTTTTGATGCAGCTTCTGCACCTTTAGCAGCAGCACCAGCACCTTGTAATATAGAACCAAATCCATATGATGTAAGACCTGCTGCAATTCCTTTTTTCAAGTCACCTTCTAATATACCTGTAGCTAAACCTGAGCCAAGACCAGCACCTACTGGTCCACCAAATACACCACCTACAATACTTGCAGCAATAGGTATTAAATCTTTAAAACCAAAAGCTTCAGCTAATCCAGTTTGTGGATTAATAGTCATTGCACCCATCTGTGCTAACCCAGCAACTTCAGTTGGGTTCATATGCACAAGAGTAGTGTCTCCATATCTTCCTCTAGAAGCTATGTTTTTAACTTGGCTTTGAATATTATTCATATTATTCCTCGGATGTTTCACAGCCAAATGCGTTGAAGCTTAAATTAGCTGTAGACGCATATGCCCTTATTTTATCAGTTTCATTAAGAGTAATACCAATGACTATTGTGTCAGTTGTATTACCACTTAATGCTTTATCGTAAATTAAAAAATCTTTGTTAGATGTTGCAGCACCAGTAGCAGATACCGAAAGTCTATATGTAGCTGCTCCTGAATCTCTATTTGCTATTACTATTGAACTAACAGTAGTCTGAACAGATGCAGGCACAGTATATAAATCTGTTTCTGTTGTTGCGTTTGGAGCTATCTGCCCTAGTATCTTTAAAGTATCAGACATTACCTTTTGTACCCATTAATAAAAATTGATGCCTCTTTATTGATTTAGATAAAGCTGCAGTTTTCATATTATCTATTGCAGCTAAGTCATTAAATATATCTTGTAATATTTGCTCAATAGTTCGTCTAGTCACTAACTCATTGTCTAGTTCATATTCATTGTTTGGCAAAGGTAAAGGTGGTGAAGATTTAGCAGCCATTATTTTTTTCCATCAGTTTTAATATCAAATCTAGAGTCTCCTAATCTCCAACCAAAATCGCCACCATTATTTTCTATACGCACAGATACTTGCCTTGTTCTGCCTCTGGTATTTGTAAATTGAGTTGAAGGAGTTAAAGCGATAGTAGATAAAGTTGAGCGTGTTTCAGCAGGATATCTTCTTCCTTTTAAAGTTAAATTAACAGTATCGTTAGAATTACTTGACCCTAAAAATTCAATATCAGGTATAACTTTATTTACAAACATAAACGATTCTCCATCAGGGTCTAAATCAATATCTGCAGATTCTATGTAAGCATTAAAAGCAGTACCATCTGCTGTATTACCAGTTTCATGATTATAAATATAGTTGTTGTTTGTATTGTCTAGCTTACCAGTTGCTAGTGGGAAATCTAACAAAGGTGCTTGATTCCAAGCTGTTCTTGTAAAATTATCTGCAGTAGTTCCAACACTCCAAACTTTTTCTGCATAATTGTAAGTCACATATCTATCTATTTCATTACTACTTGCTGAAGGATAAAACCAAATTACTTCATTATGAGTTTGATTATGTCCTGCAAAAATTTTAAATCTTTGTGATTTATTTATGTTACTAAATATATAGTCTAGTACAGTACAATTTATTCTTTCAATATTACCTGTTGCTCTGTAAAAAGCACCATCATCCATAAAAAATACTTGACCACCAACTGCAACACCAGCTTTAGGTGCAATCATTCCTATCCCTCTGGCTATTTCATTAAATGAAAAGTAAAAAGGACTTCCTACAAATCTCATAGAAAATACACTAGCATCTGTAAAAACTAATGTTTCTTGTCTGGTTTGGACTGCACCAATAATTTGACTACCTGATGATAACTTAACACCGCCTGCAGAGTTAGTAGCTGATGGAGTCCAATCAAACATATTTTCAGAATCAGACCATCTAACAAATAATGGGTCTACTGTACTGCTTCCTATTGGATTACATCCTAATGCTATTAAATGTCTATCAACATCAGAAGTCATAATTTGAAAAGCTGATATAGGACAATTACTAGCACCAGCTACAGAGCTAGCTAATACTGCTCTAGTTGCTACACCATTAGCAACCTGCCAAACAAACAATGGTCCACCTCTTGGAACAGCTACTAAATCTTCTCCAAAATTATCTATACTCCACAATCTTAATTGACTAAATACTGCAACAGGACTTGTGCTTCCCCATGTTCCTGAACCCCATGCACCTGCACCCCAACCTGAACCTGAAACAAAAACATCTAATCCTGAGCCATATAAATATGTACCAACTGTATTTGAACCGCCACCACTACCACTATGGTTTGAAGCTTGAGCTAAAGTAATTGTATAAGTATTAGTTGTTGTGCTTTGTATTTGATATTCTTGATTAAGAACAGTAGCTGTCACATTGCCACCTACAGTTGCTGCACCTGAAAATATTACAAAGTCTCCGGGATTTGCATTGTGCGATGTATCATTTACTGTCAAAGTTGTAGAACCACTTGTTGCTGTAAAAGTCACATCACCTGCAGCAGTAGTATTATCAACAGGAGTAATATCATAAAAAGAATTACCTTCTTGAACATACCATTTAAGATGTGTGCCTAAAGCATTATAGCTTGCAAGTGTAGATGTTTTATAAGTATGTAATGCTCTGCAAGTTCCTAAAAAACTATTAGTTGAATTTTTAGACCAACCTCCTATTTTTTCAGGTTTGCCGTATCTAAATCTAATTTTATCAGAGTCTAGCCAACCTCCTTCATTTGCATATGAAGTAAGCTCTTTATTAATTCCGGGTCTAAATTGATATTTAACTAATGCCATTTATACTTCGTGCCAAGGCTCTCCCTGAAAAAGCAAAGCTTCTGCTTCTCTTCTTCTAACTAATCCTTGTAATACTTCTCCTCCTGCCTTGTTCCATCTTTTCATTTGATATGGAACTTCTTCGTACATCTCTTTATTTAAAACTTTGAGCATTGTAGAACTAGCCAAGTTTGTTGGTCCTAAGTTATATGTCCAACAGACTAAAGCATCAAACTGACATTGTTCTAATTCAACATCTACTAAATCTTCAACATAACCTTCAAACTCTTCAAGCTCTATTTCTAAAAATGCTTCTGCTTCTTCTTTAGATATTTCCATACCCTCAAATACATCTTTAGTATGACCCCAACCTATAGTCCATATTCCTACACTATCTTGATAAGCTGTAAGCTCTAAACCCTCAAACTTTTTTATAAGGGCAATACCCTCTTTAGATATTTTCATTTTCTTATTCCTCGTTGGTAGTGACTTTTCTATAGTAGACCACCACTTCTTTAAGCTCATTTATATACCTCTTTAGTTCTTGCATATTGTAAGCCATCAACTCATAGTCTGGAATTGACATAGCTACAAATACTATACGACCTTCTTCTTTTTTTACTCTTTCTAAAAACTCATCAACATTTACTTCTGATACTACAAACCAATATGGCTCTTTCAAATCTATCTCTCTAGGCATAACTGGTTGAGCTATGGTTCTTTTGAGAGGTTTACTTATTACATCTACTTGTTTAGGAATCAGGCTGCAACTGTAAGCCATTATCGAGACCATCAATAATACGACTATCTGTTTCAATACCATCAAATACTTCTTTAGTTCCATTGTTCACCCTCTTTTCTATCAACCCCGGTTTAGCTGCTGCTAGCTTGCTAAGATTGTGTCTTTTAAAAATATCAAGATACCTATTCATCTCTAGTTCGATTTCTTGGTTTCTTGTTTGAAGTTCTACTAATCCTCGTGTTTGCATTTCAAAATCTTGCTGCATACTTTCTATTGCTTCTTTTTGTTCTTGGTCTCTTAATTCATATGCTCTGTTCAAAGATTGAAGAGAAGAATTTTGCCAATACAAAAATCCACATATAGAAACCAAAACTGCTATAACTCCTAAAAGTATTTTACTCATTGACCACACACCACAAAGATACCATCAACTACTTGACAGTTATCATTCTTATCTACAGTTATTGTTCCTGCAGTTGCTTTGCCTTGCTTCATAATAAAATTATTTGTAGCTTCATCATAAGCTACGATTGTTTCTGTACAACCTAATAAAAATGTAAATATAATTATTGTTAATAATATTTTTCTCATTGACTTTGTCTTATCACTATTACTGATGACCCTCCACCATTTACTTTAACTTGGTTCATTACCCCATCTTGTTCTAATACAACTAAATAACTTTCGCCACTATCTATTTGTATAGATGTTGATTGTGCAACTTCTCTTGTAAGTTTTATTTCTTGACCTGAAACTACTGTTGTTATCTGTGTTTTTTGGTCTTGCCCTATACTTGTGCCTTCTATATTTACAGCAGATATTGTTTGAGTAAGCTCTTCTTCGTTATCTAAAACATCAAGCTCTGTAATTATATCAAGCAAATCTTCTAAAAAATTTACATTCAAAGCATCATAATCTAATTCTGTAAATTCTAATTCATCCTTATCTAAAGAGTCATCAGCTAAATAATCAATATCTAATTCACCAAAATCTAACAAGTTATCATCTTGCTTGCTTTCTGATTGCTCTTCTTCTTGTTCTTTATTTTCTTCTGGCGGTGCAATCAACAACATATTGTTTATAAAATCCAAAGATAAATCTAATATGACTGGCTTACTTGGCATTGCTTCATAAACTCTAGTCGTTGTTGCTTGATATGGTTTGTTTAATATAACTGTTCCAATAGCAGTTGTGACTGATATTTCTCCAGAAGGATTACCATTTTCATCTGGCAATAATATAAATAAACTCTTACCAGTATCAGGTTCTACTGTAATAGTAAAATCTGTACCTCGTATACCAACTACCGCAGAATTAGTTTTTAACTTAATATTTTTTTTTGATATTGCATTAGTTAAACTTGAAGTAAATCTAGCTGTTCCCTTTACAAAATTTAAAGCTAACTTTGAGTTATCAGGATTTGGGTCAAAAACAAATTCATCTATAACAACCATAGAGTGTTCTGTAATTCTTATAGTTGTATCATCTACAAATCTTATACCCATACGACCAGCTTCGGTTTGTGCTTTGTCGTAAGACTGAATCCCAAAGTCAGTTACTACATCATAGTTTTTATCTCTTTCTATCCGAGCATATCCTGATACTTGTTCTACAGTTCCTATATCAACAGCTTGTGCTAGTGCCTTGGTCGTTCTGATTGACACAGAAAGTACCATTAGAACCAGTAGAAGTAATCTTAAGCCAGTCATTATCAAGTGTACTTTGTTG